CCCTGCCCCCGCGTCCGCGTCACCCGACGAGACGGACATCAACCCCTCGATGAACCCCTACGCGTTCCTGGCTGAACACCCCGACCTGAGCATGGAGCTTGCCCCGCTACCACCGGGCCAGCGAGGCCGCTGGTACCCGGACCTGCACGTGATCCTCATCAGCAACCAACTGACACAGGCCGAGCGGCGCTGCACCCTCACTCACGAGCTCGTCCACCGGATGCGCGGCGACCTGCACATCGATGACGACCTCATCCGGAACCGACTCGAGCGGTCGTGCCATCAGATCGCTGCGCGACTGCTGTTGCCGCTGCCGAAACTGGCGGAGGTCCTTGTCTGGAGTGAGTGCCCGAGCGAGGCAGCCGAGGCGCTCTTCGTCGACGTCGAGACCTTGCAGACCCGGCTGGAGTCTCTGCACCCTGCGGAGCGCGGGTTCCTGCGCCGGTCCATAGCGATGAAGGAGGCTACGGCGTGACAGGACCGAACGCCCCCGCCGGCTGGTATCCGAACCCCGATCCGAACGGTGAAGGGATGCGATGGTGGGACGGGTCACGATGGGCGGACCCGCCAGCACCTAGCACTGCAGTCACCAAGTCACAGCCTCGACTGCGGGCGGCACTCGTCGCTGCTGGGCTGCTGGCTGGCCTTCTCGTCGCGGCGGGGGTCACGGCTGCCGTGAAGAATGCGCAGACGCCTACCTCGTCAGGGTCGGTACCTCAGGCCGGTGACCAGTCTCAGGCGGACCCGGCATCGGGGGTGGATAGCGGGGATCCGGTCGTCCCTGACTTGCCCACGGCGACAGAGCCGGCGTACAGCCCTGCCGACCAGGGGCGGCAGCGTGACAAGGGCTGGGTGCTTGTTTCCGATACGCCGCAGGTCGACTCCTACGACAGCACGGTCGGGATGACAGCCCGGATCAAGAACGCGAACCTGGACCGTGAGTCGGCGTTCTTCACGATCACCGTGCTCCACGACCAGACCACCATCGAGACATACCGGGGTGTGGCGAACAACGTAGAGCCGGGCGCGATCGTCACGGTCGACTTCGGATCTTCGACACTCACCGCGCAACAGCAGGAGGCTGCTGGCCCCACTGCGCTGCAGTTTCAGACCGACACATCGGTTCCGTCATGACTGACCTCAGCGATCAGGAGCTCGCGCTACTGGCCTTCGAGCGCCGGTTCTGGCGGCATGCAGGTGCGAAGGAGCAGGCCATGAAGGACGAGTTGGGTCTGACCCCGACGCGCTACTGGCAGCTCCTGCTCGACCTCCTCCACCGGCCGGAGGCGCTCGAGCACGACCCGCAGACCGTCAACCGGCTCCTGCGGCTCGAGCAGCAACGCGCCCGGTCACGACGGGCCGGCTGATGAGCAGCGCCCACAAGTACAGCTGGACGACCAGCGACGGCCGGAAGCGTTCGGCGTACCGGGCGCAGTGGATCGGACCCGACGGGAAGCAGCGCGGGAAGCGCGGGTTCGACCGGAAGGGCGACGCGCTCGACTGGGCCAGCGACCGTGAGGCTGAGGCGCGGCACGGCATCACAATCGACGGGGAACGGCCGAGCGGCCGGACGACCGTCGAGGTCTGGACCAGGACGTGGCTCACGGCACAGGAGGTCCGCCCCTCCACCGCCCAGTCCTACAAGATGGCCGTGAAGCGGATCAACGCCGCGTTCGGCGGCCGGTCGCTGGCCAGCATCCGCCCGACCGAGCTCCGGACGTGGCGGAGCAAGACGCTGGGGGAGACCTACGCCGCGTCGACCGCCGCACACACCGCTGCGGTCTTCGCGATGGTCCTCAAGGCTGCGGTGCAGGACCGGCTGATCGAGCGGTCACCGATGCCGCCCGCCCGGCACGGCTCCGTCTCCTCAACGCGGGTCGTCGACCCGGACCAGCTCCTCACCCCGTCGCAGATCGCGGCGTGGGCCGCGGGGATGGCTCCGAAGCAGCACCCGCGGTCGAAGTGGACCCCGCCGGCTGTCGCGGTGGAGATGCCGCTCGTCGCGGCGAGGACAGGGCTGCGGAAGGGGGAGCTGCTCGGGTTGCGGCTCGAGGACGTCGACTTCCTCCGTCGTGAGATCCGCGTCGACCATCAGCTGCTCAGGACCGGCCTGTACGGGCCGACGAAGACCGCGGCTGGGAACCGGACGATCCCGCTGACTGCCGATGTCGGGGCGGCGATCAACCGGCATCTCTTGATCCAGCCGGCGATCGCGGGGGAGCCGATCTTCCGTGGGGTCCGGGGTCGACGGTGGACGCATGAGGCGTTCCGCACGTGCTGGGAGCGGGGCCGGGTCGCGGCCGACCTTCCGGAGTGGGTGCATTGGCATGCGCTGCGGGACGTGTACGCGTCGACGCTGATCCGGTCGGGGCTGGATCTGCGTGAGGTCATGACCCTTCTTGGCCATACGTCGAGCGAGGAGACGCTGCGGACCTACGCCCGGTTGTGGCCGGACTCGCGGGAGCGCGCGAGGGAGGCTCTGGAGGCTGTCTGGATAGAGGTCGTGTCGGCGGATGAACGCCAGCAGGACGCCTCCAGCGACTGAACGTGCAGGTCAGAGCGAGAACGCCCGTTTGCCCGGCTTACAGGCCATCTCGTTCACCTTCGCAACGCTCTGACCTGCGGTTATGGCTCTGACCTGCGGTGATGCACCGAACCGGGTTCACCGCTGCCACCGCTCCGGGCGGCGAGACACGCCGTCACCGCCGATTCTCAACGCCACTGGAACGCCACTGGGAGCACCGGGGGGACACCTGCCGAGCCCGTGTCGGAGGCTCCTGCCAGAGTGGCCGTGTGAGCGAGCACGACGATCCACAGCCCCGACCCGAGTACGTGCGCCCGGACCGCCCGATCCCGGTCGAGGTCCTGCACGACGACGACCGCTGGTACCGAGGGACGTGCCTCGCCTTCACGGGGCCGCGGATCACCGTGCGCTACTCGACGGGCGTCGGTGAGCAGTACCAGCGCGGGGTCGACGCGGTGGGCGTGCGGCTCCCGCGTGGCTGACAACACCTAGCGACACGCAGCGCGGTCGTTGACCCTGTCGGACCGGCGAGGCATCTTGGCAAGTGTCGAGGGGCACCTGCTGGCGGTCCTGACCGACGACGGAGCCGACGGCCGCTGGAGAGCGGGACCGTCGGCTCTGTCATGCGGGACGTGTGTCGTAGGGCACATCTCGTTCAGGTTCGTGGTACCTGTGGAGCAGACCGCCAGCAACGGTCGCCGGCTACTCACCGGCGCGCGCACCCAGACGACGGAGCCTTCTCGTGTCCAGGACCCCAACGACCGCTGAGCAGCTGCTCGCGATGAAGTACCGCCTCATCGAGAAGGCAATCGACGTTCTCAAGTGGCCCGCCATCGTGGCCACCTCGTGGATCCCGGCGTCGGCGATGCAGCCGATGGTCCACGACCTGGCTGGCAAGGACACCCGCATCGACGCGGCTCTCAGTATCACGGTCACATGGGGGACCGTGGCATCGGCCGGATGGGCTAACTCGGCCTACCAGAGTCGCAAGCGGAAGAAGTCGACGGAGAAGAACAGGTCCCGTGCGGATAGTCTGGAGGCGCGTCTCCTGAACGAAGAGGAGGTCCGGACGTGATGCTGAGCGGCTCTGTGCTCGCCGTCCTCGCGTGCGCTTCGCCGATCGCGGCCACCTATCTGCTCCTGGTGGCCATCCCCAACACTATGCACAGCCGCTTCCGGCACGCCCTGTGGGACGTGCGAGACGCCGTTGTTGACGACGTGCTCGACGGCCGTCTCGAACTCAACAAGGCGACCAAGCAGCTGCTCACCACCATCCACTTGGCGATCATGTTCGCGCCAGAGCACACGATGCGCTCGGCGGTGATGGCCGTGAGCCTGCTGAAGGACCGAGAGATCGTGCCGCTCGAGAAGGTGCTCAGCAGCAAGGCCGTTCCCGCTCAGCAGCGGCCGCTGCTGCTCGCGCACTACGACAAGGTGCAGCGCGCGACAACAGAGCATCTGCTGTTCGGGAGCCCTTCCGGCTGGGTTGCGTCGCTCCTCGCGCTCGTTTTCGGGCCTGTCAGGCGGAAGGAGCACCGTCGCGTGGAGAAGACGGTGAAGCGCGAGCTTTCGGCGCTGCCGAGCTTGTATCCGGATGCGCGTCCGACGTCGAGTGAGTTGGCCTGCGCCATCTGACTCGCAGACATGACGAAAGCGCCCCCACCGCCGTGAGGCAGTGGGGGCGCTGTCGTGCGGGGCCGCGTGGTGCTACACGCGGGTGAGGTCCTGCTGGAGCGTCGCGAGGTCGAACCCCTCGAGGGTCCGGCCGCGGGTCTGGTCCTCGATGGTGAGTGGGGCGTACCCCTCGTCCATGTACTTCGTGAGGAACCGGGCGGTGACGGGCTGCCTGCGGCCCCAGGTGATGCAGTCGTAGAGGCCGGTCGTCGGGTCGTAGTAGACGATCGGGACGTAGTGGCCACCCTCGGTCTTGGAGCGCGAGACGACTTCCCACGGCTTCCCGGCGTTGAACTGGTCCATGGCGCTGGTGGGGAACTCGATGCCGATGGCGGCGACGCCGAACAGGTAGAGGCTCTGCTGGATCTGGGTGAGGTCGCCGGGGTGCAGCGCCGTGTAGGCGGTGATCTTGTGCCGTCGCCCGGTGGCGTCGCGGAGGCCCTTGCTGCGGCGGTATCCCATGGCGGTGCGGACGTCGGTGCCGTTGTCGGTGGAGGGGTCGCCGATGCGGTAGCCGGTGCAGGCGCTGTAGTCGCCGATCGCGCACGCGCCGGTGAAGGTGACCTTCCGGCCGCGTTCGAGGTTCCACAGGATGGTCTCGTGGTCGCCGCCGGCCCAGACGCAGTCCCCGGCGCCTTGGAAGCCGGGGGTGACGGTGTCGTCGGGGCCGTTGCCGAGCATCCCCCACGCGTCGGTCGCGACGGTCCGGTCGTGGCCGAGCGGTCCGGGTGGGAGCGTCGGGAGCGCGGCCGTGTAGCTGGCGAGCTTGAGGTCGCGTGGGTCGTCGACGTGCGGCGTCTTCCCGAGGTGCAGGGTCACCACGGCTTGAACAGGTCGGTGTGGGCGCCGAGGAGGGACCAGGCGACCAGGGCGAGCAGGATCGCGGCGGCCATCGCGAGGACCCCGTGGAGCTCCGCATAACCGGCGTCGCTGCCGGTCTTCGCGGTGGGGGTGACCTGCGCGCGGGTGACGGGGATCCCGACGAGCGTCGCGATGGTGACGACGGTCGCGAGGATCTGCTCGTCGACGCCGCACAGCGCGAGGACGACGAGGAGGGCGGAGATGAGGCCGCCGTAGAAGGCGACGGGCTCATGGCGCAGCTTGGTGAGCAGGGCAGTCATGCGGATCACGCCTTCGGGAGCGAGTTGAGCGGGTGGGTCTTCGGGAGCTGCTTCACGTCGGCGGCGGTCAGGCCGCGGGCCTGGTACGCCTGGAGGCTGATGTGTTCGAGGTGGCTGCCGACGACCTCGTACACCTCGGGGGCGCCGTCGAAGCGGACGATCATGCGGGTCTCCTTCGGAGCGGGTGTGGGTGCCGGGGCGGGTGCGCCGAAGACGTGCCAGGGGGCGTGGCTGTCGTAGAACGCGGGGTCGTCCGACACGGACAGGTGGATGTGGTCGTAGTGCTGGCTGAACCCGCTGTAGGGGCGCCATGCCCAGTCCTGGATGGCGCTGCAGATCCGGCCGCGGTAGATGACGTACTTGACGCGCTGGTCGCCGGCGTGGCCCATGACGCGGAGGGTTTCGGCGAGGGCGATGGTGAAGGGGGCGGTGGTGATGTCCCAGGCGGTGACGACGCCGGCGTGGGGCGGGAGGGGGTTGTGGTCGGACTGTTCGGCCTGGTGGCGGGCGTCGCCGATGGTCCCGTCTGACTGGCGCGGCCGGTCGGGGTAGCGCGCGTTGACCTCGGCCTGGAGGGTCTTGATGGCTTCGGCGAGTCGCCAGGTGCTCATGGGTGCTCCAGGCTTGTCGGGGTGGGGTGCGGCGGCCGTCCGGCCCAGGCGCGGGCGGCGAGCTGCTGCACGTACCGGCTGTAGCCCTTCCGGACGGCCGGGCCCGGGTCGCCGCCGGCGTGGACGTAGGCGTCGATGAGTCGGTGCGTCGCGGTGTGGCTGTTCGGGCAGAGCGGCACGAGGTTGCTCGTGATCGTCTGGCCGCCCCATGACTGCGGCAGGACGTGATGCAGGTTCACGACGTAGGCCGCCGGGGAGTGCTTCGTGACGCAGCGGCACACGGGCGGGACGGGGCTCGTCACGGGTGCTCCTTGCCGTTCGGGGTGTCGTGGATGTCCCACATGACGCGGGTGATGAGCCGAAGGCCGCAGAGCCCGGCGGTACAGCCGCACCAGCCGGAGACCCATCCGTCGCACCGCCAGTGCTGCTTGATGCGGCAGGCGGCGCAGGCGGATGGGGTGATGTCTTCGAGCACCTCAGCGGTAGCTGGCGCACGACCCGATGACGCCGGCGCGGGCGGCGGCGGCCTTCCGCTGCTGCGCGAGGCGGATCACCTGCTCCTGACGGGCCGCGAGGGATGCCAGCAGCGGGTCGGTCGGGCGGGGGGCCTGCTTCGCGATGTCGAGGAGCTGCTGGTAGAGGTCGGCGTCGGCCGCGACGCTGTCGTGGTTGCTCTGGTCGTAGCTCTGCCGTTGCAGGCAGCGGTGGTAGATCGTCGCCTTCAGGTCCTTCAGCTGCGCCCGATACGCCAGCGTGAGGCCGAGGCTCGAGGCGAGCAGGCAGAGCAGCCCGATGAGGGCGAGGACCTGCGTCACTGTGAGGGTCCGCTCGCCGCGCAGTAGGGCTCTCATCGTGTCCTCACAGGCAGACCGGGCCGATCTTCACCCGGCACGTCGGGGATGGAGTGGGGCTCGGCGTGGGAGACTGGGGCGGTGAGCCCGCTGGTGTTGGCGTCGGTCCTGGTGTGGCTGACGGGCGCGGTCCTGGTGCTGGTTGCGGTGTGGCCGAGGCGGCAGGTGTGGACGGCTGCGCGGCGGGTGTCGCTGCCGGCGATGGTGGCTGCAGCAGTGGAGTGCCACCGAGCTTCAGCACCTGGGCCTGAAGCCCTCGAACGAGTCGTTGCTGGGCTGACAGCTCCTGTGTGTTCGCGGCGTCCCGGCCGAGGAGCGCGGCGACGGTCTGCTGCTGCTGCCTGATCAGGTCGCGGTTGGCGGTGATGTCCTGCCCGAGGCTCCACAGGCTGTAGGCCGTGGCGAGGAGCCCTAGGCCGAGGGCCACCACGAGGACGACGAGAGATGTCCGGTCACGTCGGGTCGTCATGCTTGTCCTCGTCGTCGGTGAGGCGTTTCGCGATGGCGAGCAGCGCGGCGTCGGTGGCGTCCATCGGCTTGCGTCGGAAGCCGATGGCGAGGCCGCCGATCGTGGCGATGAGTCCGCTGATGGCGGTGATGAGTAGGGCGATGCCGGCGAGGTCGGGGCCGCTGTGGGTGACCTGGTCGGCGCCGAGCCACCCGAGGGCGGCGGAGCCAGTGACGCCGAGCAGCCGTAGGCCGAGCACAAGCTCCTCCCGCAGGGTCAGTGGTGGGACAGGTGCGCGACGAGCAGCAGGGCTGTCAGGTCAGCTCGACCAGGCAAGGAAGGTCCGGATGAAGTAGAGCCCCGCCACCTTGAAGAACAACGTCGTGTCATCGCTGTCCACGTCGAACCACGTGCCCGTGTAGGACGGGCCGCTGACGCTTCCCCCGGTGCGGGTCCGGACGTAGGAGCCCGTCAGGAGTTCGGTAGCCGACCCGTCGCCCGTGCCCGTCGAGGAGGCGAGGCGCGTGACCTCAGCCCCGAATTCGGTGTAGTCAGCCGAGGAGTCGAGTTCGGTGTAACACGGCGCATTGGACGTGCCGAAGTAGAACACGCCAGACGCCTCGTGATAGCCGGTCGAGAGTGCGTAGCTGAGCGGAAGGACGTTCCGCTGTGTTATCCCTTGCCCGGCGAAAGCGTGGCTGATCATGCGCAGGTTCATCGAACGGTAGGTCTCAGGCTTGCCCCCTGCAGGGACCTCGCGGTTCGGGAGAGGTCGAGGGAGCGGCTGCGCGGTAGGTGATGCGAGGGTTCCTGGTAGCAGCTTGCGGACGGTGGGGAAGACACGATGGCTGACAACCATCTCAGGGTCACGCATCGACGGCGGGCGGCGACTCACGCTCAGGGCTCCGGGTAGAAGTCGACCTCGTACTGCACGAGACCCTCCTGCGGCTCGGAGACGCTGATGCTCATGCAACGCCCCTTGATCAGCGTGCCCGTCAGGTCAGGAACGCGAAGGACATCACCCAGACCGAAATCGAGGTACGGCTTCGGACCCGGCGACGCCGAGGTGATCGTGAACGGGAGCGTGATCTGCGGCGTCGCCTGCTCACTGAAGAACTGGTCCGCGGTCTGCTGCGCCTGAGTCTTCGAGTCCGTCCCGCCCGTGCTGATCCCCGTAGCGCGCCGCCCATGCGCCGCGATCGACGGGGCATCCTCCACCAGCAGCCACCCGGTGCCGTGCCGCATCAAGCCGCTGTTGTAGACCGTCCCGTCCCTGACCGTCGGGGCATTCTGCACCACGTCCCGGCCAGGCAGCAGCGCCAGGGTGTCGCTGAGGTCCTGACCGCGACGGACCCACGCGTTCAGCGTGTAATCGTGCGCCATCGCGACGTCCATCCCGGCGTCGGTCAGCTGCGGCAGGACGTCGAGCAGCGACGTCCCGACGTTGAGGGTCATCTCCTGCCTGTCGGTCCAGGCGACCCCATCCGTGTCGAGCGTGTCGGTGAAGCCGAGCGTCACACCGACGCCACCCATCTCCGACCGCGCGACGGACTCCGTCACGAGCGTCTTCAGGATCTGCGCCGCATGCCATCCGGGCGTCGGCGGTGCGTAGCCGTGGACGGTCCAGTCGGTCGTGTCCGTCCGGGTGAGGAGCGTGACGGGGATCCCGTCAGCGTCGAGAGTCGTGGCGACGCAGATGAACCCGGCCGGGTTGAGCCCGACGGCGGCGGTGTTGTCGCACGACGCCGCGAGGGTGTGCGGCCCGGCCGAGAGGACCCCCGTCCAGAGGAGCAGCTTCTTCCACCCGTAGGGGTCGGTGTAGTCCGACGCGAGGATCTCTTCACCGTCGAGCTTCACGCTGAAGTAGTTGTCCCCGGAGGCCCAGATCCCGACGGTCGCGGCCGAGGCGAGGGTGAAGCCGCTGCGGAACCAGTTCCGGCCGGCAGCGGACGTCAGGAGCGGGTCGGTGCTCCACAGCCAGTAGGCGTTCGTGTCGGGCCAGCCGTCGGGGTTGTCCGCCCGGTGGGTCGTGTCGAGGTCCCACCGGACAGCGTGCGGCGCGACCCAGTCCGCTGAGACGCGCCACGGACCGTCGGCGCTGGAGAAGTCGAACGCGCGGGTGTCGCCGGAGACGTCCCGCAGCCCGTACTCCGGGTAGACGACACCGCCGCGGAGCGGCCTGGCGCGCATCCCGGCGCCTTGCGCGGTGAGCCGACGTGCGTTCCGGCCGCCCGTGTCGGTGCGGGTCGCGGCCTTGTCCTCGATGATCCACCCGACGGGGTCCATCGCGGGCGCGTTCGTGACGCGCATCTTCACGACGTTCCCACCGTCGAGCAGGGTCGGGTGAGCAGCGAGGAGGGTGTCATCGAGGGCGAGCTCGAGCTGCCCGTTCCCGTCGCCGTTGAGCTCCTCCTGGAACTGCGGGTTGAACCGGCGTGGCAGGTGCGCGATGAGCGTGGCCGCGTCCGGCTCGTAGACGCTCGCCCTGATGCTCGTCACGTACTCGTCACAGGTAGGCCGGGGTGTAGCTGGTCGACACCGACCCACCACCGGTCAGGCTGAGGTTGTTCGTCCCGGCCGCCAGCGTCATCGGGAAGGTTCTGGCCCATGTCAGCGCCCCGGAGACGTCCGTGCCGCCCTGCGTGGCGGTCATCGTCTCGACGTCGACCACGACAGGCGTCCCACCGACCGTGCCGGTCCAGGTGACGCTGTCCCCGGTCGTGGAGTTGGTCAGCGTCGGGTTGGTCCCGCCGGTGAAGGTGATCGTCATGCGGCGCGTGCGGACGTCCCCGAGGACCGTGACTGCGCCGGTCGTGACGGTGTCGGTCGGGCCCGACCAGAACCCGTCGAGGACCTTGAACACGAGCGTCAGGTCTGAGTCGACCATGGCGAACATCGCCGACGGCTTCAGCCCCGACAGGTACCGGGCCGTCGCGGTGTGCTCCTCATTCGCCGCGGTGTACGCGAGTCGGCGGGTGAGGGTGACGGTGCCGTCGGGCTTGCACATGCGCGTCAGGACCCGTCGTGCCTCGTTGTAGAGGGCGTCGGTCGCGTCCTTCAGCACGAGCTGGATGTTGAGGTTGAACGCGTCGAAGGGCCGCTCGTCGACGGAGTCCTGACCGTCCGCGTCGGTGACGGTGAGGTCGTCCCCGCGGAGCAGCGGCGTCTCGAGGACGTCCTCCCAGACGCGCAAGAGCCGCTTGCCGGGGACCTTGATGTCGGTCCCGTCGATGAGGATCGTCTCGTACACGTCACACGCCCGTCAGTGCTGAGGCGGTCCGTTGCGCACTCGCGGTCGGCACGAGGGTCTTCCCGTCGAGCTTGGCCAGGTGCGCGTTAGCGATGTCGAGCTTGTGGCCCAGAACCTCAGTCGTGCGGCGCTGCTCAGCGATCGTCTTCGCGTACTTGTCGTCCGCGACCGTCTTCCCCACCCCGTTCGCGATGGACGCGATCTGCCGCTCAACGCCGTTGACCTGCCCGACCCCACCCTTCCCGCCCGACAGGATCGCCTCCGCGATCTGATGCCCACCATCGACACCCGCCGAGGCGATCTGCGCGACGAGCGTCGGGTCCAGCCCGAGCTTCATCAGGTCCCGCAACTCCGTGACGAACCGCTTCTCCTGCGCGAGCCGCTTCGCGAGGAAGTCCCGGACCTGCCCGAACCGGCGCTGCGGCCCGAACGCGTTGTTCGCGTTCAAGTCGGGACCCTGGAAGATGTCCGTCAACGCGGACCCGCCCTGCACCGCCTGCGTCACAGCCTGCCGCAGATTCAGCGACGCCGACACCAGCCCCTGCAACCGGCCCTTCGCAGCGTCGAACTGCTTCTGAGCCGCATCGACAAGAGCCTGCGCGACGGCCTTCGCGGCGTCGCTCGCGGCCTTCGCGGCATCCTGCCCCTTGAGCTGGTCCAGCAGCCCCTTCAGGTAGGCGTCGCCGGTGTCCTTGCCTGCCTTGGCTGCTGGTGGCTTCGCCGCAGCCAGGATCTTCGTGACGTTGCCCGTCGCGCCACCCTGGGCACGAGTCGCCGTCAGCGGGTTGTCGCTTCCAGCGTCACGCGCCCTGCGGTTGTTCGCGATGTCTGTGGCGTTCGCCTCCGCGTAGGCGAGGAGGTCGATCTTCTTGGCCGTGTCCTCAGCCTGACCGCCGAGGAGCTTCACGGCCTCCTTGTAGACGGTCACGGCCTGCCCAGCACCGGACAGGTTGTTCACGAAGTTCTGAGCCTTGCCGGCCACCGACTCCAGCGCACCCGCGACACCGCCGCGGCTCTTGCCATCCTTCACGAGCGCATCGGTCAGGTCCCTCGCCCCCGCCGCCAGCGCGACGGGCCACGCGATGTTCCCGCCGACCTTCGCGAGCAGCCCGAACTTCCCGGCGGACGTCGCCGCAGCCGTGCCCTCCGCCTCCATCGCGGTGCTCGCCGTCGCGGACGACTCGACGATCGCCGCAGCCGACGCCTCCGCCGCGGTCCCCTCAGACGCGAGAGCAGTGTCGACCTCAGCGGCGCTCTCCGCCGCCGCCGCGGCCGAGAGCCGCATGGCCTTCCCCATTCGGCCGACGAGCGTGACCTGCGCGAGCAGCGCCAACCCTGACATCGCCGGGCCGGCAATCTCGAGCCCCTTCGCCAGCGTGCCCTGCTGCCCGAGGGTGTTCTCGATCTCAGCCCGGAACTTCCTGAACTCGCCCGACAAGGAGTTGGCCGACGCTGCCGCCTGACCCGCAACGAGCTTGGACACCTTGTCCAGGTTCCGTGCGCCCGCCTCCGCTGCGTCGCTGGCGTCCTTCTGCGCCTTCCGCTGCGCGTCCGCAGTCGCCGCGGCCTTCTTCTGCGAGTCGATGAGCTTCTCGTGCGCATCGGCGAGCGCATACGCCTGCGCGCGCGTCTTCGTCGAGGAGTTGTTCCACAGGTCGAGCTTCTCCGCGTAGCTCTTCTGCGCTGCTGCGACCGCGTCGTTCGCTGACCGCGCGGCCTTCTGCGCCGCGGTCAGCTTCGCCGTCGCCGCCGACGTGTTCTCAAGCTGCAGCCCGAGCTGCTTACTGAGCCGACCTGTCCCGTTGAATGCCTGCCCGACCAGCGTCGACGCGTCCGCCAGCGAGATGTGCTTCGCCGCGGCGACATCGAACGCGACGCTGAGGCCCTTGATGGCCGTCTCCGGATTGTGGGTCGCGAGGACGAGCCGGTTGAGAGCATCCGCGGTCGCGGCGTTGTCGTCGCCGAACTTCGCGCCGCTCTGAGCGGCCTTCTCCAGCTCATCCTTGTAGTCGCTGAAGGAGTGGCCCGTCGCGTCGACGGACGCCTCGAGCTGCTGCAGTGCCTGCTTGTCCTTGTCGACGATGCCCTGCAGGAACCCACCCGCAGCGGTCGCTGCGAGCCCGACACCGAGCAGCTGCCCACTGCGTCGGCTGCCAGCGGACTCCAACGCCTGCGTGAACACGCCGAGCCGGTCCGTCAGATCCCCGATCGGACCGAGCGCACCCTGGCTGCTGCTCACCAGCGTCGACGCCATCAGCCCGAAGGACCGGCGGCCTCGCTCGCTGCCCTTCTCGATCTTCGCGCCGGCCTTGTCGGCAGCATCCCCAACCTTCGACAGCGGCTGACTCGCCTTGTCCTGCGCGAGGACCTCGAACAGGAGCGAGAGCTTGTTAGCCACCTACATCGCCCCCCTGATCACTTCGTCGATGACGTTGTCGAGTGCCTTCTCCAGCTCCGGCCGCACGAGAGGGGCAGACCCCTCCATGGCCCGGTCGAACCAGCCCTCCGACCCAGGGACCTCCTGCCAGCGCCACGTCCACGTCTTGCGGCTCTCCGCAACGGTCAGCGGCGGGTGGACGCGGCCGAAGACTGGCTTCTTGAACCGGCCGGCCTCGTTGGTGGTCTTCGCCGCGACGAACCTGCCAGGCGCGACGATCTCCACGCCGTGCTGGTCGCGGCTCGTCTTGACGGTCGACCGGAACGGGATCTTCTCCTCACGATCCGCCAACCCGCCACGCTTCGGGAACACCTCATGAGCGGCGCCCTTCGCGACCTTCGTCAGCGGCCTCGCGGCGCGCCTCATCGCGTTGTGGAGCTCCCTGCGCATCCCCGTCGCCCCGGCCGCCTTCAGCGCCTTGCTGACCCGGTAGAAGTTGTCCGCGCCGTGGATCTCGAAGTCGCTCACCGGAGGCCGAGGGCGATCATCAGGTCCATCTGCTCCGGGTCCATCCGCTCGCCCTCCTCCGCCAGCCGGGCCAGAAACGACACGCGAGCGGCCGCGAGCGCATCGACGATGACGCCCGGGCCGCTCAGCGTGTGCTCCGCGATGACCTGCCGCTCCAGCCGGTCGAGCACCATCGACTCCGCAAGGTCACAGGCGTCGACGAGGGTCAGCTCGCCCTCGCCCGCTCGCTCATGTCCACCACGTTCTGCAGGTCGGGCCGGCCAGCGAGTCGGCCGATAGCCCGCTCGGCGTGCGGCGATGTGGAACTCTGCGCGGCGACTGGCGGCCCATCCGATGAGTCGGAGGGCCGCGAGGTAGGGCGCAGGCTCACCTCACGGATCACCTGCGCGGCGATGAGGACAAGCTCCTCGGTCGTCGCGCGGGTCTTCATCGCGTGACGCTGGAACCGGTCCCAGTCCGCCGGGTTCACCGTCGCCTCGAGCAGGTCGAAGATCGCCGCGGCCTCCTGCAGGTCCGTCAGCTGATCCTGCTCCGCGATGTGCGCGAACCGCATGAGCGCCATCGACCCGGTCCGGTCCGGCATGGTGAACGTCTCGCCGTGGAAGACGAAGACGTCCCCGTGCACACCGTCGCCGTCGTCAGACACCACGCGCCGACCCTGCGGCGGACATCTTGTACGGCAGGCCAGCGAGCGGCCCCGACTGCGGCAGCTCCGCGCTGAACGTGACAGGGATCGCCGCGTTCGCCGGGGCCTTCTTGAAAGCCATCTTCACGTCGCCACCGCAGATCGCCTGCGGGATCACGAGCCGCATCGTGTGGTCGAGCGACTCCCACCCGACCATGATCCGCACCTCCGACCCCGGCACGGGCGGCGTGAAGTCGTACAGCGCCGTGAGGCTCGACCCGGACGTCGGGGCGAGCGCAGCGGCGCCGCCGTTCCGTGCCCGCTTGAAGTTGCTCAAGGTGACGTTCGCGAGGGCGAGCGCGAACTCCGTCTTCTGGTCCGTCACCCGGTACTGCACCGGCGCGACGAACTCCGCCACGCTGATCGGGGAGACGGTCGTGGAGTCGGTGAACTCCGAGCCGTCCTCCGTCGCGCCGGCGGGCAGCCACGCGGTGTCCCACGCGTCGGTGAAGACACCACCGGCGACGGTGTTCGTCGGCAGCGTCGACCCGGGCGGTGCGAACAACACGAAGCCGGGGTCCTGCAGCAGGTTCGGGGTCGCGATCGCGAGGGTCATGTCAGGACTCCTTCTCGGCGGCCGGGACGGTCTCGACCTGGCTCTTGTCGACGAGGCCGCTCGTCACGTGACTCGTCGGGACCGGGTCGCCCGGGTTGAACGCGCGGGCACCGTGGACGAAGATCGGCTCCTTCGCCCGGTAGTGGCCCCAGTCGGCGACCTGCTGCCGCTGGTACTCCTCGAGGCTCATGTCCTCGAGCTTCTTCGTGGCTCCAGCCATGACGGCCTTCCTCCTGATGTGGTGGATGCTCCGGTCGGCCGTCTGCCGCCGGGAGTTCAGGTGATCGGTGACGTGTAGGAGACGGTCAGGACGAGCAGCACCCCTACGCCGCTGTCCTTGCCGGTCTGGACGTCGGCCGCGAGGCTTGTCGTCGACCCCTTCGGCAGTACACCGGCGGTCCGGTCCTGCCGGAGGTAGTCCTTCAGCGCGTCGACGAGCCCGAACGCGGTCGTGATGACGCCGGGGAGGTCGTCGTCTCCGGTCCCGACGAACAGCTCGGACCGGACCTCGCCGCTCTCGGTGTCGAAGAACCCTGACCCGTCTGGGGTCTGCGTGAACGATCCCGCCGTCGGGTCCCCGTCGACATACCCGACGGCGGCGTAGGAGGTGGTCTGGTCGCCGGCGAGCGGCTGCCCGTCATAGACGGCGACGCCGGACCATCCGGGCAGCGTCGGGAGGAGCGTGACGAGCCCCGCACGCAGCACCGGCCACTGCGTCGTCATGCGACCTTCGGCACGATGTACGGCTCGAGCATCTGCACCACGCGAGGCGGCATCAGCGGCAACCCACCGCCGCCATACGTCGGGTCCTGCGTGTCAGTGAAGCCAGGGCGGGCACCTGTGCTGGCGCCGCGCTGCGTCTCCCACAACTCCCGGACGAGCTCCTTCACCGCATGCACCAGATCGGCAGGGAGCGACGCCCAGCCAGCCAGGTAGGTGACGGTGACGTTCCGCGGCCCGCCCGGGAAGCACCCGTAGCTGTCGCCGTAGTAGAGGATCCCCGTCGTCCCGTCGAGCGTGTAGCTCGACGACCCTGCCGACCCGTCCGCATACGCGACGGACGTGAGCGACACGGCGACCGGCTGACGGAGCACGATGCTGCCCCGCCCACCGTTGTGAACCTCCGTCACCGTAACGGGAGTCAACGGCCCGACGAGGTTGCTGATTGCGGCTTCGGCTACGTCGATGAACCGCTGCAGCTCCGTGTCGTTCCCGCTGCCGGCCATGTTCAGATGAGCTTTGACATCGGCGAGCGTGACAGCACTCATCGGCCCTCCAACGGTCTACAGATCGGGACGGTGGGAGTGCGGCTTCGAACCGCGCCGAAGGTCACAACGGGTGGTCGGGTCGTCACAGCGGGTGCGCTGGACGGTGGAGCTACGGGCGGTAGCGACCGATCAGCTTGTCGATGTCGGCCTGAGCGGCCTTCTCCCGTGCGCGGCGCGCGAGCTCGGCCTTGTCCGGCCAGCCCATGTCCTTCGAGATCGTCAGGATCTGGCTCTCGCTCATCCCGGCGACCTTCGCGATCTCCCTGATCGACCCGCCGGCCTTGAGTGCTGCCAGGATCGCCTGGTTGCGCTCGTCCTTCGCGTCGGCCATGGCCTTCATCGCGCGCAGGAGACGCTCTGCGTTCGCGAGGGGGACCGGCTTCCGCTCCACGGATAAGGACGCTAGGACGCGATTACCACCGTACCGATGACTGGGGCAGTACTGCGGCTTACCGCAAGGTCAGCGACGGGTCGTTCTCCACGGTCGTCGGCCCGGTCCGCGACCAGTGATGGTGCTTCTCGTTGGCGACGAGGAACCGACCGCACCCAGGGCACGGTGTGCCCTTGTAGTCCGTAGCGTTCATGGACTCAGCCACGGTCATCCGGCCTTCTTCTCTGCGGCTTATCGCTAGCTCAGGCGGTGGGGTTCAGCAGAGCCAGCGCGTCGAGCGTCGCCTTCTTCAGCCCGGCGAGGGTGGTGGCTGCCGAGATGGCCGCCTGCGCGTCGGCCAGGGCCTGCGGATCGACGGTGACCTGGACGGGACCCACCGGAGGATCGGGGATCTCGATTTCGCGGGTCTCGATGAGCACGCCGTCGGTGTATGTCTCGACCGTCACAGTTGCCATCACGCAGCTCGCAGCATCAGCGCAGGGATATTGCTACTCACGTTGTTGACCGCCGGGGCAGAGGACGGGAAGGCTCCAGAGACTCCCGAGGAGCGGTACTGCGTGTTTGACAGGCCCGACACCGGGCCGTTGGGGAACCCGAAGTACGGCACATTGGTGTTGGCGGGGTAAGCCGTGATTGTCGGGTAGTTGGTCTGCATCACCACGGCCAACCAGTAGAGATCCGGGGTCAAGGTCACGCCGGTCAGGGTGGCCTCTTTGAGCCCTAGGGTCGCGCCGGAAGTTTGCCCAGCATCCACGACCAAGTTCGCGGGCACGCCGCCCGAGTTCGTGTAGATCCCGAGCCGAACCTGACCGCTCGCCGCTTGCATTGTGACGTAGGCCGCGATGCGGTCGAATGTCTTGCTAACCGTCAGCAGGAACGGACACCAATACACGTAGTTGACGTCGAAGGGGACCAACGTCGTCAGCGCGCCTGAGCTTGGGAACGGGTAGTTGTAGTTGCCAGAGCGCCAGTAGTCGACGCCGCCAGAGGAGGCCGGAGTCGCCCACTTCACCCCGCCTGCGCTCGCGGTGTCGGCGGTGAGGACCTGTCCGTCGCTGCCGACACCGAGACGTCCCACGGTGTTGTCGGCGGTGGCGACGAGCAGATCGCCCTTTGCGTCCACGAGGGACTTCGGGACCAGCAGGCCACTCGCCGTGTCCACGTAGGCCGTCGTGGCGAGCTTCGTGCTGTTGTCCGACGCCGCCGGCGTCGGCGCGGTCGGCGTGCCGGTGAACGCCGGCGAGGCGAGCGGTGCCTTCGTCCCGACAGTCGTCGCGAGCGCCGCCGCAGTCGACTCATCGCTCGCGAGCTGCGTCGCGATCTCCCCGAGCGTGTCGAGCGTGCCGGGGGCGCTGTTCACGAGCGCGGCGATCTCCGCCCGCGTGAACGCCGTCGTCGCGACCTGCGTCGTGTTCGTGCCCTGCGCCGCCGTCGGGGCCGTCGGCGTGCCCGTGAGGGCCGGGGAGGCCAGCGGAGCCTTCGCGGCCAGCGCGGCTGTGGTCGCGGCGGCGTCGGCCTTCTCCGTGTCGAGCTCCGCGAGCGCCGACTGGACGTCCGTCGAGGCGATGTTGCCGGTCGGCGCGACCGCCACCCCAGACGCCTGAGAAGAACCGCTACCT